TTATTCGGACTCGTGGGTCCTATCTGTCTTCACTCTGTTGAGTACCTCGACAGTCAACCTAAGGCGCAGTGGTTCGCAGGACTGGAAGCGACGACTTTCAAGTACCTCCGCTCCCTTCCCCCTCAGTGATTCCACACACACAGCTCTCGGCTTTAGGCAGCGTAAGGAAAAATTAACCTCACACCTCCACTGAGCCTAGCAGACTTTCAACACGGCGGCCGCTGGCACGGTCACCACGCTTCCCGTCCGCACTTTCACTGTTTCTGGCCACCGGCGTCACGTCACCAGCCCCCGCTGGCGCCGCGCCGCCCTCACCTTCGTCTTCGCCTTCTTCCTGGACCAAGGCTCGACGTTCCGCGTGATCTTCGACGTCAGCACGGTCAAGATCGCGCAGTTGCTGAAGCAGAGCTGCTTTCAACTTCTGCTTCTTCAACGACAGCTGCATGCTCTTCTTTTCTTGCTCCAACGACGAGCTGCTTGAGGCGCTTGATGAAGATGTAGTCTCCGTCATCAAGGTTTCGAGCGCCTTTTGGAACGCCAGTCGTTTGGGGTCCGACAGGTTGTCTCCGCGGGACGTCAGCAAGTTCTTCAGAGCGAACAACTCTGTCGCGCTCATCAAGTATTTGGGGCCGGGCAGCTGCTCCGTCGACAGCTCCGACAGCTGTTCCCAGAGGTCTTTTCTGATCTTGTAGACTTCCAGGTTTGCCATCATCGCCTTGTTTGCCCAGCGTGAAATTTGTTTCTTGTTGAAGGTCGCCATTTGCAGGTTGAGAGTTTGTGCCGGCACTGACAGCCATCGGCACATTTGGAGCTGGCTGGTCCTTGCCTCCCTCTTCCCACTTGCGGTGAATTTCCGCACGCTCCTGGCGCCATTCGGCCAGCGTTTGAGCCTGAGCGGCCTTCATTGCACAAATGCAGTGTCGCCAGCCGCACGCACGACACGGATCTCCCGTCGCCACCGCTTCCAGGGCTTCAGGAGCGCACCACGCATGCGGACCGGGTTGCTTGCACTTGTCACAAACGCGCTTCTTGAGAGCAGGCTTTAGCCCGAGCGCGCTTCCTGGTCTGGTAATGATTCGGTCGACCTGCTTCACATCCGCAGGACCGTCCTCCTCTTCAGATGACTCCGATTCTTCTTCCTCCTCCGGATACTTCGAATCTTCGTCCTTCACGGGTTTGAACGGTTTTCCTTCCGTCTTTCGCTCAAGTTTGGCGGTCTCCACTTGCAGTAAACGTTCCAGCTGCTTCATTCGGCCGGCCATAGCGTGCATTTCACCAAGTACTCTACGGGCCCCGACACTCGGGAGGGTCAACGGATAGGTCCAAAATTGCATGAGTGACACCGTGCTCGGAGTAGCAGAGAAGAAGACCGTCAGCTGCATTGCAACACCTGGCGTGATTTGCGTGAACAGATAAGTGAAACCTCCCGTTCCGCTTCCGCTCGCTTGCATATCCACATGATACTGCGCACCGTTAGGATCGCTCAAAACGGCGGCAGTACTTGATGTGTGGCTGAGAACCACGCCGGTGTTGGAGCTCTGGAATTGAACTACCAAGGCCGCACCAGGCCAGGTCGCAGGCCAAGTGATGGTGGTCCCCACGCCGGCGACATTGGACAAAGAAATTGTGTCACTGCCAAACTGAGTGTCTGTTGTGGCTCCGTTGAAGGGATTGTATTGTGTGACGCCCGACAACGAACCAGATGGCACATAGTAGACAATCGGTGTAATCGGCGTCAAGGCCTGCTGATCATCAACAGCGGACCAAAAGGCCACCTCATAGTCCATCCAGATTTGGGCAACCGTCGTGCCGTTGAGTGACGCACCAGACTCCGACGCAGCGGCGACTTCGACCATCATGTACACCACGGACTGGATGCACGAACGAGGATCGTTGCCAGCATACTGATTGACAGCGAAGCCACCATCAGCCGTCGCAGCGACAGCAGCCTTGCAATCAAGCTTGAAGACAGTTTCGCGGTCAAACCAGCGGCCGTTCTTCTTGCGCGCGCGAGCCGTCATCGAGCGATAGCCTTGAATGCCAGTTGGCGGCGGATCGCTGATGTCAAGCTCTTGGGCAATAATGAAACTGCCTTTGGTTGTGGTGCCTTCAGTCCCCTCGACGCGGATGTTGCACTTGACGAATCGGTAGCGCTCCCAGTAGGGCACTTCCTTTTGAATCTTGGCAATTCCCATGTTCGGGGAAATCGGCAAATTGAGTAGCAGTGTACCTTGGGCCGAATTTGCACCGGCCAGCACATTGCCATTCTTCGTGTCAAATTTAACCGCGCCCAACCACTCACTCCCTTTGACGTGGCCGCGGTACATGTTCGACTTCATGCTGCTTTTCGTCGACATGTTCTTCAGCACAGGCATGCCACGCGAGACATTGGACGAGCGTTTGCCTTTTTGGCTCGGCCCCTTGCCGCGCGCAGCCCGGGCAGTACTCTTCCGACCACCCTTCGAGGACTTCTTGGATTTGCGCGAAGATTTCCTCGATTTCTTCGAGCGCTTGCCTTTGTTCGATTTGCGAGATTTCGGAGGCATCTGTGCGAGGATGTGTTCGTGAAATTTCTTCCGTTGCTTGTCTTGCTCGACTTGCTCAAGTAGTTGTTTCAGACGCTTCTTCGCACGCTTGTGATTTGGTTTGACGCCCGAGATGTGATCGATTGCCGATTCGAATTTCCCGAGCAAGTACTTCCCTGCTTTGGTTGATCCAACAGATTTTGCCACACGTTCAATGTGTGGTACGATGTGTTCAGTAGCTGTCTCAAATGCTTCACCGACTTGTTTGCCGATGGACTTTTTGACTGCTTTGGAGATCGTTTTTGCAAATTGTGGTTCAGTAGATTGCTCGACTAAAAACTTGTCCAGCTGAGAGCTGACTGGACTTGCCGAGGCTTCGAAGCCAGTGTACAACTTTGCAAGGGTGTAGTCGTCGTGCACCGCCTTCTTGGCCTGCTCCCACGGCGTACGTCTGTCGAGCGAATCGAGGTCTTTGTACTTCTGCAGGTGGTACTGAATGCAGTTCCGCACCATCCGGCGGATTTCTGGATTGCCCCAAGCGGCGACAAGAATACCTGCCAGGCGCAGCAACATGCCGTGTGGCGTGTTGCGCCCGGTCAAGGGGTTGTCTGAACCGCCCTGAACAATTGAGGAAGTCACTCGCTGTGGGTCAAGCGAGTGGAACATCATATTCCAATCTTCGTTGTACAGGAATTTCATAGCCAAGAACTGCAGCTCCACCACCGGACGGTAGAGAGGAGTAGGCCCTTCGATAATTACGCCAAGTTCGTGCCAGAGCACGCAGGCAACCTGCGAAAAGGAAAAGAGTTCTTGATGGTCGTCATCAGGGACGACAACGCCGTCATCGCTGAGGTGCACTAGACGAATATGGCGCTCAAAATCTTCAAGCAGATTCCACGGTTCAGACCTCGGGTTTTTGAGGCGATCATACGCGTAGAGATAGTTGAAGTCAACTTTCAAGTCATTGTCTTCCGTAGTCAGGTGTTGTCCGCTGGTGTTGCCACCGCGGCCATCCGTCCCTTTCAGAAAGACTGTGCCGTCAGGCATGATCATTGGTCCCGTGTAGATACCGTCGCGCAAATTCCGCATGCGCACCCAGTTCTCATAGGTCCGATCTTCCTCACGGAGGCAATGGAAGTTGATGGTAAGCAGTTCGATGGAGTCACGGGTTTGAATCGTTGAGTCCTGCGCTTTGACATCTGATTCGTAACCCTGCGTGAATCCTTGATCCGGATCGCAGAGATAGTTAAACAAGATCTGCGTTCCTCCACCGAACGGATTGTGTCCGAGGGCAGTTCCAGCTCGGAGGCCTGCACGCGCTCGCTTTTGCATGCGGTCCTCATGGAGCATCTTGCTCATCATGACGTGTGGTGTTGAAACAGGCGTGATGACGCGGACTTGGTTGGCGTCGACCTTCTCGTGTTTTCGAGTCTCTTTCTTCAGAAGAACCAAGTTGAAAGGGACGAATTTTCCCGCTGGTAAATCCTCATTGTAGAGCTTCTTCAAATGCTCCACATTTGGGTACGAGTCAGCGTACGCGGCGATGATTTTCACCACGTCGCGACCAGGCAAAGAGTAAGGGCTGTTGTTTTCAGAACTGAAGTAATCATCAAGATCCTCCAGCCCATCATATTCCAGCCACTCACGCTTGCTAGACCAGCGAACACATTCGGGCCAGCCGTTAGTTTTTGACCAGTCCACGGTGTTCTTGATTTCGTCAAAAGTCATGACACGAGAGTTGCCGCAGTAGCGAATTGTCTTCACTGCCACAGCATCCCAGGCACGGTGCCACGATCGGTAATTCACACGCGGGTTGACAGGCGCACAAAACTTGAGTGCGCTGAGGTAAGCACTCTCCTCATTCGATTTGTTCATCCGCATGGTTGGAGGGTATTTGTCGAGATAACCTTGTGACCGCATAAAGTCCGCGATCTCATGGTCAGGATGTTCCTTCAGCACGGTTTCGCGGTACGCGACCTTGCCGAGACACGGGAACTTCTCGATCATAGCGCGACGGGCAGGAGTGTCTATGCCCGCTTGCGCGCGTTCTCCGATTTCTGTTTTGACGACGCCCCAGACCCAGTCGGGTTGGTTTGCAAGGTAGGGGCGGAGAGATTTTTTGCCTGCGACGCTTTGTTGTGTTCAGACATGTTGACAATCGCGAACGACGCGACTTGCCCATCCTTGAAAACGCCACGGCCCGGCGAGCTCATGTGGTAGCCAATCACGCGCCCTTTGTCGTTAAAGACCGGCGCTCCGGAGAAGCTGTCCCATGTGTTCGGCTTGTACGTCATACACTCACGAATAGTAAGCATTTTGACGTCTCTGCCTTCGCCCGCACATATGGCATGATCTTGAACACGGTGAAGCACCGGCACAACCTGTTGGCACGGACGCAGGTTCGCTTCCTTCAAGTCTTTGAAGTGCAGCAAGGTCACGTGCTCGTTCTTGCCTTCAATTGCGCCAGGCTGCTCGACATCGACACACCACTTCACGGCGTCTTCAGGGCAGGGGTAAAACGCATCGTCAGACAAATCTTCGTGCCAGGCACCAGAAGGATGGTCACTCAAACGTTGCAGCGTCGCCACAGACTTGCAATCCTCGCCGTAAAAGAGCGTCGGAACACCAGTCGCCATGACGACACCGTGCCAGCAAACACGCACCATCGGCTTACCGCCAACTTTAATGAAGACGGCATGCGAACGGTACGTCTTGTCGCCGGCAGGGGCAAGAATCCAGCCGTAGCAGTTAGCCTTGGCAACCGCCATCACAGGGACAGCGGCATTCATTGCTTCAGCCTTTGCAGCCACAGCCTTCTTCTTGTCATCAACGGCCTTCTTCAGCTTGGAACAAACGTCAAACCAGCAGAAGGGGCCGTTGTGCTTTCCAGGACAAGAACCAGGCAAACGAGCCTTGTGCGAAATGCCATCGGTTTGGTCGCACTTGGCTGTGTACTCGCGCTTGTTGACTTGGTTCAAACGTTTGAGCAGACAGACATGGCACTGAAACAACTCGTTTGCTTTCCGAGCGATGTTGTCAGGCAACTTGGTCGTAACTCCTGCTTCGGCTTTCGCCTTAGGCAGGGAGGGCGGAGGAGTGGTCAAAGGGGGGGGCTTAGAGACCCCAGAAGACATAGGAGATGATTTTGGACTCTTATCTTCCGGTTGCAAATTGATCTCAACCTTCGACTCCGGCATGTTGTTTTCAAGCTCATTGATCAAGTGCTGGTCCCACTTGATAATGCCCTCGAGTTCCTTGATTCGGGCTTCCGCCGCTTCGAGTTTCTGTTTGTACTCGTCACGGTAATCGCCCTCCTCGTCAGCACGCTCTCGCGCATCACGCTTGGCGGCATACCAGTTGGCGTCGTCCTCGCGTTTCTGGATTTCATCTTCCGAATCCTTGAAGGGCATCTTGCTCTTCTCTTCATCGTACTTCTCGACCCAGATGATACGCGAGCGGTCCTTGTTCATATTGCGAACCCAACCGCCGCCTTGCTTGAAAAGCTCATCAATCGCTTTGTGATAACGATTGCTTCCAGCTGTGAACTGTCTGCCCCCAATTTCCACCAAATCGCCCGACAAGATCGGGTCAGAGGTGTACATACGGAGAGCAATCTTCTTGTCGTTCGAGCTGAAAGCTTGATGTTGCTCCTTGTGACGATTAAGCTTGTGCATGCTGAACGGGCGGCGCTTGTACTTCTCGTTTGACTTGAAGCCCTTGCGCCCACCCTTGAAACTCTTCATTTCGCCTGCCTCGGCGACGTCATCGTCAGTCGCCTCGGGGATTTGAACATCAAAGTCAGCGCACTCGCCAACATGAAGACCAGGACGGTACATAAACTCCCGGGGCACGGAGTATTCACTGCCAGGAGCAGAGCGAGGAACTCGTGAATGGAGAACCGGCCAAAGCGCCAAGACGGCGCCAACTCCAAAGCCAAGAGCGCCACCGACAGCACCGTTGACGGCAGCACCGACGTAGGAGGCCGCAGCCGCAGCGAAGGCTTCCTTCATTTTCGGCCAGTAATGGCGCTTGTCGCAATAAATTTCCCGGCAATAATCACAGGGGAGGAGTGTATGCGTGACAACAGTCACAACCTCATCCGATGTGATTCTCCCTTGACGGTACTTTTCCAGCAACTCGGTGAACTTGCCATCCTTGTCGAGGAATGCTTCAACGTGTTGGATCATGCCTTTCTCATCCTCGGGCAATTGGGGGCCGCACGCTTCAGCGTAGGTCGGTGTCTTCTCATCCGTTGCCTTGATGACGCAATCGTCGCACCAACGGCTCGGAAGGACGGTGCCCCACTTGTTCACAAATGTGGCATCGTGCTCCTTTTTGCAGTTTTCGCAACGACGCTTCGGTTTTTGGAGGGCAGACGCGAGCAAAACAGCGCCCGCCGTGACTGCGAGGCCAACGGCTGCGCCTTTGGCGGCCAGCGCGTAATTCTCCTCGTGGAACATCGTGACCTTCGGCAGCTTCGGATCAAGAAGGTATTCGTACTGGCCCATGCGCCACAAGATATTGGACACGGACTCCTTTCCGTTGCAGCCGAGGCCCCCACACTTGTCGCACTTCAAGCCCCAAGTCCCGGCTCCAGCTGCCGCCTTGGCCGCGGAGTCCGTGAAGCGAAGGTAGCCATCGCACGAATAAACAAGTTCGTAGACCTCGCGCTTGATTCGGTAAGTAAACGTGCGAGCATCCGCGTTCGTGGGGTGCAAACCTTCCTTGCAATCCGCCAAGTAGACAGACAGCGTGTGGTCGGCGTGCACTCGTAACAAACCCCTGTGCAGCTCACCGGCTGCCTTCATGAGTTCGGCATCAGTTTGCGATAACGGGGCAGGTTCAGTCGTCCCGTCGGGGTTGAGCTTTTCGCCTTGCACGAAATGAACGTGCTTGCGGTCAGCCTTCTCCTGAAACATCTCGGCCTTTTGCGCAAGAGTGCCGTCGATGACTTCCACAATCGTCGAAACAGCTTTGACGTGATCGGCAAATTTCTTCACAAAATGGTCCTTGTTCTTCACATCGTCCAAGTAGGATGCCAAGGAAGCCAAAATGATCGGCAAAGAATTGCGAACAATCCGAGAGCGCCTCTCCATCGCGGACTCAGCTTGTTGGGCAGGTGTGTGACGGTGACACAGGAGCGCCCCGCCGGCAGCAGCAAGGCACACATATGGTCCGTACTTGGTAATCGCGTCGTGGTGTCCAGCCACGGCAGCGACAGCAGGTCCAGCCGCTTGCGCGGCTGGCGCGAACGCCTGAGCGACGTTCAGCGCTGGTTGAAGGCGATTCAAACGCGCATCGATCTCAGCCATGGCGCGATCAAATGATTGATTAACGCGCTGTAGGCTGCGATCAAAATCAGCTTGCAAAGCCGCTTTCTGCGATGCGAAGTAGTCCCGTACGAATGGAACCACGACCACCACGAGCAGCACAACAGCAGCAGCCAACACCATCGCCAATTTGGGAGAGGTGATGCCATGATCCTGTAGTTGCCAAAGGATGCCAAAACTGCCCAGGACCACCGTAGCGATCCCGACAATCTCGGCCCCATGAACAACAATCGGAACACGGCGAGATGCAGCAGGCAAAAGGCGAATCTCTTCACCTCCAGCCCGCTTGCCATCAACAATATCTGGTTGCAAAGAAAGTTCGTTTGATTTGTT